GGAGATTCAATGGAAGTGGCATCTGATGGCAAAACAAAAGTAGAAAAGGGTAAAGCAGTTAACCAAGAAGAAGTAGAATCTGATGAAGATGTTGTTTCTGAAATGGCTCATATGACTAAATCTGAAATGCTTAAAGCAGCTGTAGAGAAAATGAAAGAAATGTCTGGAAAAGAACTACAAGCTATGTATTCCAAAATGGAAACATCCGAGAAAGATGGCGAAGAAGACGAACAGTCCGAGTCACTAACTCGAAATGCTATAATTAGAAAAGTAGTAGAATCCCTAAAAGATCAAGAAATTTCTGAAGTCACAAACTTCATGGCAGAATTAGATAACGATGCTGATGACGGTGATTCAAAAGAGAAATTGAAAAAGACCACTAAAACTGAAGAAGATTCAGTTGAAGAAGGTGAACTTCCTGATGCTTTGAAAAAAGCGATCGCTAAGAAAAAAGGCGAAGAAGAAGAAGAAGAAGTCAAAAAAGAAGAAATTGAAATCGACATGACAGATGACATCAATGCACTAGTTGCTGATGAAGACCTTTCAGAAGAATTCAAAGCAAAAGCTAAAACAATTTTCGAAGCTGCTGTTGCATCTAAAGTCAAAGAACAAATGACTGAAGCTGAAGCAAAGTTAGAAGAAGAAACAACACAGAAAATCGAAGAAATCAAAGATGATTTGACCGAGAAAGTAGACAACTACTTGAACTATGTTTCTGAATCTTGGGTTACAGAAAATGAATTAGCTATTGAGAGAGGACTTAAGTCTGAACTCACAGAAGATTTCATTAACGGTTTGAAAAAACTGTTTGAAGAACATTATGTTGAAGTACCAGAAGACAAGTTTGATGTAGTTGAAGAACTAGCAAACAGACTTGACGAAATGGAAGATAAGTTGAACGAAGAAGTTGCTAGCAACATTGTAGCTCAACAAGATATCGAAGAACTTCAGCGTGAAAAAATTATTAGCGAGTCATCTAATGACCTTGCTGATACTCAGGTGGAGAAGCTAAAAGCTTTATTAGAAGATATAGATTTTGAAAATGTAGAGAATTTCGTAGAGAAAGTATCAACATTGAAAGAGTCTTACTTCGGAATTAAAACTTTAGAAGCTGTCTCTGACGATAGTACTGTAGTAAGTGAAGATGCAGACTTTTCAGGTAAAGGCGATGTCGCACAACCAATGAATGAGTCTATGTCAAAATACACTTCTGCATTAAGTAAATTTTCTAAGCTTGACGCTTAGAAATTAAATAGGAGAGATAAACAAATGTTTATGTCAGAAAACTTACAAGAAAAATGGGCGCCAGTCCTCGAACATAAGGATCTTCCGAAAATTGAAGATAATTATAAGAGAGCAGTGACTTCCGTTATACTTGAAAACCAAGAAAGAGCGATTAACGAAGAAAGAGGTGCGATGAATGAAGCACTTGGAGCTGGAACTGGTACTGTAGTAGGTACTGGAGCAACTGCAACTGCAGATAATTGGGATCCAATTCTTATTTCTTTAGTTCGTAGAGCGATGCCAAACTTGGTAGCCTATGATATATGTGGTGTTCAGCCAATGACAGGACCAACTGGTCTTATCTTTGCAATGAAAGCTAGATATGTTGATAGTACAACTACTGTTGATAGAACAGAAGCCTTATTCAATGAAGCCGATACAGACTTCAGTGGAACAGGTACGCATGCGGGTTCAGACCCATTTGCATCTGGTTCAGCTAACAGTGCCGTACAATCAGGTTACACAACTGGTGCAGGAGTTGCAACAGCAACTGCTGAGATCGACGCTACGATTCCAGAAATGTCGTTCACGATTGAAAAAGCTACAGTAACAGCAAAAAGCAGAGCGCTAAAAGCTGAGTACACAATCGAACTCGCACAAGACCTTAAAGCAATTCATGGTCTTGACGCTGAAACAGAATTAGCTAACATTCTGTCTGGTGAAATCCTTGCGGAAATCAACAGAGAAGTTGTTAGAACAGTTAACACTCAAGCAAAAGTAGAAGGACTAGCGTCTGAAGCTAACTTGACTGGAACAGCTGTAAACGGACAATTCAACTTAGATACAGATTCTTCAGGAAGATGGTCAGTTGAAAAATTCAAAGGTCTTATGTACCACATTGAAAGAAATGCAAATGTTATTGCACGACAAACACGAAGAGGTAAAGGTAACTTTATCATGTGTTCAAGTGATGTAGCTTCTGCTCTAGCAATGGCTGGTGTACTAGATTACGCACCTGCATTATCAACTAATTTATCAGTTGACGATACAGGAAGTACCTTTGCTGGAATCTTAAATGGTTCTATCAAAGTGTATATCGACCCATACTACACTAAAGTCGCACAGCGACCTACTGGTGTAACTGGTGGTGAAGGATATTGCACAGTCGGTTATAGAGGAACTAATCCTTTTGACGCTGGTGTGTTCTATTGTCCTTATGTACCATTACAAATGGTTCGTGCAGTTGGTGAAGATACTTTCCAACCAAAAATCGGTTTCAAAACTCGTTACGGCATGGTTTCAAATCCATTCGTAGGAGCGACTCCGGCTAGTGGTTTGGCAACAGCTAACACTAACTCTTACTACAGAAGTTTCGAAGTTTTAAACCTTCTATAAGCAAAGTAGTAATAAAACAAATTTTGTTTTCAAAGACCCCTTTAAGGGGTCTTTTTTTTGGCATAAATATAAGTACAATGAATGAAACCTCTAACAATAACGACAGATCGAACTGGTACGGTATTGAAGAAGGAAACTATAAGATAAAAGATATGATGATACAATATGATGAACTACTACACGAATATTCTAACGAAGATAGAAAGTGTGAAGTATGGGTGAAAGACGGCGTTTTTGGAATAAGAAAATTCCTAAATAATGTCTGGCAAGAAGACAAACTAATAGAAGACCACAATGAAATGTACGCTGAGAACGCTGCAGAGAATTGGGTACTAAGGGTAAACAGTTAATATGGCAACAGCAAATTGGCAAACAGATCAACCTACTAACTTAAATTACTTAAGTCCAGTAAATTTTGATTTACAGATAAACAAGTTACCTCAAACAAAGTATTTTTGTACAGGTGTAACATTACCAGGAGTAGTCTTTTCAGAAGCATTACACTCATTGCCTTTAGCTATTAACTCTTATCTACCAGGTGATAAAATAGAATTTGATCCTTTAAATGTAAAATTTCTAGTAGATGAAGATATGAAAAACTACATGGAAATCTTTAATTGGATTATGGCATTGGGACCAGGTAGTGATGAAGGAGATTTTCAAAATCTCACAGGTTCATCAAAAAATACTTCAGGTCAATTTAGTAACTCAGACTTCTCTAAAATGTATTCTGATGCTACTTTATTCGCTAATACATCATCTAACAACGCTAATGTTGAATTTCAGTTTCAAGATTGTTTTCCTACAAGTCTTGGTTCTATTGAATTCAATTCACAAGCTGACGGAGTTGAATACGCAACATGCGATCTAACATTGAGATATACTTTATTTAAAGTAAGAACCAGTACTTAAAAAGTACACTATATACTATATACATTATGAATTTAAAAGAAATACAAGCTATGTGGAAGTCCGATTGTCAAATTGACGATATCGAACTTGACGCATCCTCACTAGAAGTACCAAAACTACACGCTAAATACGCTGAACTACTACAAGATAAGAAGTTAGAAGTTATTCGTTTCGAAAGAAAAATGAAAGAACTCGATAAAGATAAGTGGTTGTGGTATGGTGGTAAAATGACTCGGGATCAAATTGAAGATCATAATTGGGACTATGATCCATTCGGTGGACTTACAGTTCTAAAATCTGATTATCACAAATTCACAGGTGCTGATAAAGACATTCAAGACTTGAATGATAAATTACAATACCTAAGAGTATCAGTTGAAGCATTAACTGATATTGTCTCTCAAATTACTTGGAGACATCAAACAATAAAGAACATTATAGAATGGCGAAAGTTCATGGCAGGCTCGTAGTAGCTAAAACTGATGAAGTATATCTAACGATATCTACAGAAGACTCAATAAGAAAAGAACTCTCCGAATTTTTTAAGTTTAAAGTTCCTGGTTCTGAATTCATACCCGCAGTTCGAAAGAGATTTTGGGACGGATACATTCGTCTATTCAATCTAACTACAAATAAA